GGTCGAAGTTTCCAACGTCTAACAGGGGGCACCGATGATGGACGATATGCGGCACGAGGCCGCGAATGATGACCGCGAGCAGTGGATTGACACGATCATGGCGTGCGAGAACTGCACCCGCCCGGAAGCCGAAGAACTGTACGAAAAGGAAGTGCGCGCCGGTAAGCAAGAGCAGGACATGATCGACGCCGCCAACGATTTCCGCGCCGTCGAGCGCTGATCAAATCGCCCGCCTCGGCGGGCCAACAACGTAGGGAGCACGGCATGGAAAACATGGCAACGATGGCCCGCGCAGAAGCGGCAACCGACCGCGAATACGACCGCTTCGTGCGCTCTGTCGAGAGAATCCTCGGCTGCGATATTCTCGATGGGTCGGATGAGGAAGGCACATGCGACGACTTGTGCCGCGACGGCGCAACGCCCGCAGAGGCTGCACAGCAGATTCGCGCAGAATGGCAGGCCGCCGCCGAAGTGCGCGCAGAGAGCCGCGCTGAACGCTGCCTGTCGCCCGGCTACGGCAGCTAAGAGAACCGCCCGCCTCGCGCGGGCACAATCGCTGCGGAGACGAAATAGCCGTCTTTATCGTATGAATCCCCCTTCCCTACACAAAGCGCGCTTGTTATAGTTCGCCGGTCGCGTCGGTTCTGTGGTGGAGACGGCGCGATATGCCGGACGGCTAGACCGGCATACCCCGGAAAGGGTTAGCTTGATCCATTGATGTGCTCCAGAAAAGCCCCTGCGACATGCGTCGCAGGGGCTTTTTGCTTTGCGTGGCGCGCGAGGAAAACGCGAGCGGGCGGGTGAAAGATCAGCGTCAACAATGGACGCTGTTCTCATATCGCCCACGCCATGCAAACGACTACGGAAGCAACCCGCAAGGCCAAAAGTTTCCTGTCGCGCTTTCTCCCCAGTCGCGCAGCCAACAACGCCATTTCGGAAACTGAGCAGGCCGATGCCCTCACGGACGGCCTGACTATCTCGATGCTGCTCGGCACCGGCAAGCGCACGGCGCGAAACCGGATGCAGATTTACCTCAAGTGGATTGAAATGGTCGGTGACCCGATCATTTCGACCGCGCTGCGCCTGCATGTCACGGCGGCCCTCGGCGGGCACGAGACGTCGGGGGACGTGGTATTCATCGAGACGGCACCGGACGCCAAGGGCGACAAGCAGAAAGAGAAGATCGCGGCCGAAATCGCGAAAGACCTCGCGCCGATCTTTAACCGCATTGCGTACACCGTCGGATTCAACGGCGCGGGTTTCGGCGACGCTTACGGGCGGGTGTACACGGAAGGCAAGCGCGGCGTTGTCGACGTCTATGTCGATGAACTCGTGCACCCGTCGATGGTGACCTCTTACGAGCGCGGCAATCAGACCGTGGGCTTTGTCGTCGCCAGCGGCGCAAAGGCAACCGAACGCCTCAACATCTATCAGATGGCGCGCATGAAGATGCCGCGCATGGTCTATATCCCGCAGGTGCGCGCGATGGAGAAAGCCATTCGCGTGGCCCTGAGCGAGGACAATCTACACGCCCTGCCTAACATGCCGTCGCTCATCGGCGGATCGTTCCTCGACGCGGCAGAGGCGCCATACGATCAGCTATCGGCTGCGCTCGTCGGCCTCGTCGGGCAGCGCGTGCTCGATTCGATTGACGAAAGCATGATGACCGTCAATCAGCAGGGCATGACGAAAGAGCAGCGCATCTCCTTCATGGAGAACATCAAGCGGGTACTCAAAGCCAGCAAGGCCCGCGCAGAGCGGGCGATTCAAAGCGGAAAGCCGGTGCTCGAACGGGTGTACAACATCATCCCCGTCACCGATGAAAAGCAGCTTACGGCCATCAATGGCTCGCTCACGAATGGCGGCGGCCGTGGTCCTAGCGGCTCGATCAGCATTGAGGACGTGCTCTTTCACGCCAAGCTGCTGTCCGGCGCAATCGGTATCGATCTGTCGATGCTCGGCTTTTCCGAACTGCTGTCGGGCGGCCTGGGCGATGGCGGCTTTTTCCGTACGTCCGCGCAGGCGGCCGAACGCTCGCGCCTCATCCGCGTTGGTCTGTCGGACTTTTTCAATCACATCATCGACATTCACACGCACGCTAAGTACGGGATCATTTTCCCGGCCGATGAGCGGCCGTGGCATGTCAACTTCTACGGCACGATCAGCGCGCTCGAAAGCGAGCGGCAGAAAACGAAAACAGAGGCCATGAATACGGGCCTGCTGCTCGTGCAGATGCTCCAACAGTTGCGCGACCTTGCCCTTGATCCGAAGGCGCTCACTGAAATCCTCGTGAAAATCGCGCTGCTCGATGAGGACCAAGTCAAGCTGATCGTTAAGGGCATGCCGAAAGAACCGCCCGACGACGGCGGCGGTGGTGGCGGTAGATTCGGCGGCGGTGGCGGCGGCAAGCCCGGCGCGGACGACAACAGCGAGGTCGAATAATGTCGATTTTTGACGCGGTCGCGCGCGACCTTGGCGGCGGCTCGAACTCGTCGCGCTTTGACGATATTACCCAACGTCCCGGTTCCGGCATTGGCAGCGGCGGCGCTGGCGGCCTGCTCGGCAACGCCAGCATTGGCGGCCTGTCGCTCGTGGGCGCGGGCACGTCGTTGCTCAAGAATGCCGTCGGCAAGCTCGCACCGGCCGCCGCAGGCCCGCTCTCGAAAGCGCTGCGCGGTGACTTCATCGGCGCGGGGCTTGAAGCGTTCGGCGAAACGGGCATCGGCAAAAAGATCAACAACGCGCTCACGAGCCCCTTTGCGTCAGACCTTCTGTTTGAGGCGACGGCCAACCCTCTGCTCGGCGGCATCACGCCGTTCGAGGCGCGCCAGATCATTCAGGAAGTGCAGAGCACGAACTACGCGAAAAAGAACCTCTTTTATGTCGAGATTCTTGACTTTTATCCCGGCAGCGGCACGGCGGGCAAGAGTTCCGGCCTGTTCAACCTGTTCTCAACGAGCGTGTCATTCGGGCCGTGCACGGCTGAAGGCGAGGCCGTCAACATCGGGTCCGCGCAGATGGACAACCTGCATGGCAGCGGGCGCACGGAACTCCGTATTACCACGCTCGATGACGCCTACGGCTCAATCCAGCGCTGGTTTGAAACCCGCTTCGATGGCATGGCACACAACGATGGCACGTTCGGCGTACCCGCTGACTACCTCGTGCAGATCCGCCTGTTGCAGGCGGCTGTCAATGACACGGTGATGCAGCGCTTTGGCGGCCTGCAACGCAAATGGGTGATGCGGCCCGGCACGCTCGAAACGGAAATGAACCGTGGCGAGGACGGCTTGCAGGAAATCCAGTTGTCGTTCACGCAGTTCGATACCTTCATGTACAACCCCTGACGATGAAAAGCGACTCGAAAGGCTTTCTGATCGCGGACGCGCCGATTGATGCGCTCGCTTCCGGCATTGATGCCGTGCACTCCGACACGAGCGCGATTCTCGCGCTGCTCAAATCGGGCTCTCGCGCCTCGTTGATGCAGCAACAACGCGTATCGAGCCCGCGCGCGATGCCTGCCGCTGCCGCCGCCGCTTCTGGTGCTGCCGGTGCGGCGATGACGTCGGCCGTGCGCTCTGCCCTCGCGAGCGCTCGCGCCCGGTTCCTGCCCGGCGCGCCTGGCATCACTGGCGTTCCAAGCGAACTGACTAGCGTCGCCAAGGCCGTCGACTCGATGACGCGGCAGCAGGCAACGGAGCGCGCCTTGCAGCGGCGCGCGGACGCAGCGGCGACAGCGCGCGGCGATCAGAAGCGCGACGCGGGCGGGCGTTTCGTCGGCAAGGGTGGCAGTGGCGGCGGCCGTAGTCGCGGCGATGGCGACGGGTTCGGTCTGCTCGCGCGCCTGAAGTCGCTCGCCGGACTCACGCCTAAACTGGGTATGCCGGACCTTGGCGATTTCGACAAGGTGGACCCGACGGTAGAGGCCGCGAAAGAGGTGCACAAGCTCGTAGGCGGCCCGATGGCGAGCGTTGGCAAACTCACCAAGGCGGGCGTCTCTCGTGCCTTTGGCGGCGGTGCCAACACGGCCGTATCGTGGTATCGAAAGATTTTCGGCGTGCTCAAGTCGAGCTATGAACAGCAGGGCGAGTTCGGGCTCGTGCAGACGCGCACGCTGAAGGAAATCGACAACAAGGCAGGCGGCGAGCATGGCGGCGGTGGCGGCGGCATGCTGTCGGGCCTGCTCGGCGGTGCGCGCGGCATGCTCGGCAAGGGCGGCGGCCTGCTCAGTTCGCTGCTCGGCGGCGCTCTCAATATCGGCAAATTCGGATTGAAGCGCCTGCCGCTGCTCGGCGCACTGTTCGCGGGCGGCTCTGCCCTCGCGTCGATTTTCGGCGGCGATGACCCGAACAAGACGAAAGACCAAAACCGCGAGGACCGTTTCAAGGGCGCGGGTTCCGGTATCGGCGCACTGGTCGGCGGCGCGGTCGGCATGTTGGGCGGCCCGGTCGGCGCGATGATTGGCGGTGTCGTCGGCGACAAGCTCGGCGAGATTGTCGGCGGATGGCTCGCGACTGTGGACTGGTCGAAAGTCGCGGCGCAGATCACGGACGCATGGGACGCGACAACGGGTTTCTTCAAAGACTCGTGGAAGGCCGTCACCGACAAGCTCGACGCCTTCACAAAGAGCGTCAGCGACGGCTGGAATGCGATCATCGGCGGGGCAAAGGCGTTCCTGAAAAGCAAATTCGGCATCGACGTCGATGCTTTGATGGGCAAGGCGAAGGAAGTGATTGCGCCCGCCGTCGACGCGGCGAAGAAAGCCGCCGCCCCTGTTGTCGACGCCGCAAAGAAGGGTGTCGACGCTGCTAAGGACGCCGGTTCGGCCGTCATCGACTACGGCAAAGATCGCGTCGAAAAGATGGCCGCGCCGATCCAGACGGCGGCGGGCAACGCGCTCGACTGGGGTAAAGGTCTGTTCGGCAAGGGTTCGAAGGGCAACAAGCTCGCGCTCATGTCGGCGGCCGACAAGGCGGGCATTTCCGACCCGAAAGAACGCGCGATGTTCATGGCGCAGATGGACACCGAAAGCGGCGGGTTCCGCAGTCTTGAGGAAAATCTCAACTACAAACCGAAAACGCTGCGCAAGGTGTTCGGCAAGTATTTCAAGACGGATGACGAAGCCAAGGCGGCGGCAGCGGGCGGGCCTGAGGCCATCGCCAACAAGGTGTACGGCGGTCGCATGGGTAACACCGAGGCGGGCGACGGCTACAAGTATCGCGGGCGCGGCTTTGTCCAGTTGACGGGCAAGGCCAATTACGAGGCGGCAGGCAAGGCGCTCGGCATCGACCTCGTGAATAACCCGGACCTTGCGGCCGTCCCGGCTATCGCGGCACAGATCGCGACGTGGTACTGGCAGAGCAAAGGCGGGCTCGCGGATGCCGCGCGCGCCGGTGACGTTGCAGCCG